CCGAAATCAACAGTCGTATTACGACCTTCGAACTGGCCCATGATTTTAATCATCTGCCTGAGTTCACTATTGACCTCGGAGGTATCTTTCAATCCAACCAACATGCAGTCAAGTTTAAGTTCGCAACCGGCGCCCTCTTCCTTAGACAGCACAATGCCGTTTTTGTTCCGATAGTTGTTTAGATCATAGAGAGCCTTCTTGACATTCAGGGCATCAGCTATACTGGTTATTCCACTACGGAAAGTGGTCGTCCCAGCGAAGTTATAAACACCAGCATCATCCCGACGTTCCATAATCTCAAGCTGCCGATATTCTTCATTTGTCAATACAAACGAGTTTGCATAGAGAGCTCTGGTATGAATATCTCCTTCAATCAGTCTACTCATTTCCGGATCGGCACATACGTTATAGTTAGCGTCGATCATGTAATCAAGATTGATTCTTGCCGGAGATAAGATATACCGATCCTTCATTCCCTTCAGAGCTTTGACATATTCCCTGGAAAGAAGAAGTTTCAGTTCGGTCTGAGTCGGAGGACGTTTGATGATTGTTCCAGTCACCGGCTCTTTGGCGCCCTTGACGAGTTTGTACGGATGAGCCCATATGAGATCGAACTCACCATCTGAACCGCCGTCAAGATCGGTTCCAACATCGATACTGAGATCAAGTCCATTGTATTCCGGTTCATCCCAGCCTACCCATGTTCCTTCATCCCATGTTATGGTGCTATCAAGTACCGTTATTCCGTCAGTATCATATTCAATGTCAATGTGTTTTACCACAAAGAGTTTGTGGAGATCACTTGTCTCCTGAAGAATATGAGTCGGACTGACGCCACCAGAACCCAGATCCACTTCATCACTAAGGTAGTGTTGAACCAGAACTCTATCGCCGTTCTGTAGCACTTCCGCATAATCTGGACCAGCTGGCCAAAGATTGGAATCAAACGAAGACGGAAGATAGTTCGGGAACTTGATACTTGGTTCGACATAAGGCTCGGATGATTTTGACGTATAGTTCTTATAGTATGGCAAAAGCTGTTCCGTGCTATTCAGACGATATCCAAATATCGGATCAAACGAATCAATATTTCGTTCATCAGCCACCAGGGTTGCCGCAAAGTCATTATGGTCTATCCAATCTCGATAGAGTTTAGATGCCGGTCCGGCCTCATTCAGAGTATCGGTATTGTATCGTACGATTTCTCCATAGGCTTCGAAGATAGCCTGGAAGGATTCCTCAAACGTTTTAAGGACTATCGGGCAAGATCCCACTGGGAACGAGCCAATGACATCGTCAATCAACATCGATGCTTCATATCGAGTTGTTGGTACCAATGTTCCGACGAAATAGTTCTTAGTCTTGGTAACTAAACCACGTTCGACCAAGCCGAATCCATAGCTCTTAACACCGAAATCATATTCAAACTCGATGTCTCTCTGTAACCTTATGGCATATTTATTGCCGTATTTTCCGCGGCCAATCGATCTGACCAAGAAGAGCGGAACAGTATGCCATCCATCCAGATCCTTTTCACTATCGAATCCATAAAGCTGAGCTTCTTCCGTTGTGTATACTGGGCCTCTGGCCAATGTATACACACCTGCGGTTTCCGGTCCAGCGTTTCTTACTCCGAAAATGAATTTATCGAGATCCGTATCAAACCTCACACTGAGGCCGTTAAGCACACCGTTCTTACAGTTGACGATGGAGTATTTAACCTCCAACTGTTTTAATCCGGTGGCGACCAGTGCTTTACCACCATCGGCCAAAGAGTAAATCTCATTGTCAAGAGTCGGGGTCGTACGATCCATGTCCGGCACTTTATAATGAGCCATTACAACAGCATTGGCATATGTAGCATCATCCGGAAGTACTCTCATATACCATACATTGGTTTGGCCATTCTGTAGCAACACATCAGCCTGAATCGATGATTGCCCATATTTGTGGAAATTTCCTTTTCCAAACAGGTCAACCTTCGTCCCGTAATCTGATAACTTCACAAACTTATTATCGATACCTTGGTCGGCACCAGTGACAATAAGAGTATTGTATGGTTTTTCAGGAGTAGGATCCGTAATTGCTACGTCTTCTGAATAGTGAGTGTTATCGTTGATATACGTATTAACATGTGGCTGAGCATAATATGGCACAATCTGCACACTACGAGGCATATCTCTGTCTCTCCTTTACTTTTTATTTGAATCAAATGATCTCCAGTATTTTATTGACTTATCAAATTGTTACAGGTAAATTCGAGATATTTTGATAATTAAACGATCTATTTTTATAATTGCGATGAGGAAGTCTCATGAGACTTCCTCATCTAATATAATTAATATGAAATTATTTTTTCTAGAGGAGATACCGGTTCTACGTTCCCCTCTAATGTGTTGTTGATTCCACTAGTCACCATCGCATTAATATCTTCATAGATAATCCCAGAGAATGTTGAGAGTTCCGATACGATGTTTCTAACATTTCCAGCCTTGTAGTTATAACCATTGGGATTAGCTTGTTTTCCATATGTTTCACCAAATCGTTTTTTGGAATTATTTGGATCCCGATAAATTGTTGCAAGAATAAGCTCGTATATTTTTGATGGGACCTTGAATGAAACATTGGTTAGTTCTAGATTCCTCCACCAGATGTCAGCTAATTTCTCATAGTTCAATACGGTCGGTAGCTTTCCAGCTAATACAAATTGAACAAACTCCTCAGCTCTTTCTCTTCCCTGTGGAAGATATTCATCAAAGAGTGCTGAATCCTTTAGATATCGACTAATGGCAACAGGGATATGTTTCCCATGTACTACTATATCTCCAGCAGATACATCATAAGCATTCAAGGTTATTCTTGTTGGAATGTTTAATAGTTTGATAGGACCTTCGGATCCTTCTATCGATCTTATGAATAGTAATCCAAAAGTCTCTATCGTTGTACCTTGATTCACAGCAAACTTATCACTGAAGTATTCTAATGGTATATAAACTTCTACGAATGTTTTCGCACAGATCTTTCCGTCCTTTGCATATAACATTGGTTAGTTACCTCCTAGGTCATTGACCGAATCAAAGAAATATGGTAGTATTGAAGTTTCTTCGGTAGGATCATCTCTCATTCTGGAATACACTGGATCATAGTAAAGATCCGGATTTGTACTAATGAGATATTTGGTCAATTGCTCATCTTCAATAATAGCATCTCTGGTTATAGTATCGAATGTGATTCCTTCTGTTGAGAATATCCCAGAACCCATATCTTTACTTTCCATATTTTGTTCGTAATCAGGTTCTAGTACACCGATGACTGGATGCTCAGCTTTATTAATACCAAAGAACTCGAGATTATCACCGGTATAGTATATATACATGGCGATTAAATAAGCCATTAAGTTATCGTCATGCTCACCTTTACCAGCCTCAATCTTCCCTGTGGATGTTCTTGTTAGTTTACAGATGTCATCTACCAGATATTCTGTATTAAGTAACTGCTTACATTCCCGAAGGTGTTTGAATAATAACTCAAACATAGCCGCCCGAACTTTAACAGAGGTATAGACTCCATACTTCTTATATTGCTCTGACATTCTTTTGAGCTCTTGATCTGGATCATCCGATGTTAATTCCTCTAACTCTCGAGCCGACTGGGACCAGTATAAATTATCTCGAATAGAGGATTCACATAGATTATGAATTAGATATATTCCCATAGAGTTCTTTTCGGGAATAACTACAGCTCGAGGAATATAGTTAATGACTAGATCAACTAAACATCTTAGTAGTTCAGTCCCAGATATGTATGGAGACTTAAACTCAGCAGCTATCTGAAGATTGTATGGATTAATAACTTTAATGGCTGTGTTATCTCCACCACCTCCACCGGCTGGATCTACAGACACCAGATAGGGTATTCTATCATCGAATAGATTGTATTTATCTGGAGAAATCATTGTGGGATTTTTTGTCACACCGTGTGCATACAATAACATTCTCCACTTTCCATTCAGTAAGATATCACTGGTGGCTTTCTTCATATTTTGAATGAGGAACTCTATATCTTCTGCTGATACCGGAGAACTACTGGATCCTCTCAATCGTTGCAAGAATATCTCACGACGGATTGCCATCCTATCACCAGAGAGAGCAAATTGTTCTTCAACCCATTGATGGGTTTTCCTAAGCTGATAATATTGATATTCTATATAAAATATTTTGACAACTTCACGGTTGTCTTTCTTTAGCTCATCGTTGGCATGATATTCCTCACGGTAAGTCGAAACATAGTTATCCATTTCCGTATTGGACATATCATACATCTTCTCAGTCCATGGTACCATAGATCGAATCACTGGCATTGCTTCTCGACCCTCTTTAGTATCCAAGTTACCAGGCGTTGTTGTAAAGATACGACCAGCTGGATTACCAACTGATCTAGCATTGTCAGCTGCTGTTTTGAATGCTGGTGAGCTGTTAGCCAGAACGACCGGAAAGAACGCCATGTGTTCAATTTCATCGAAATACATAATGGCGCCGGATTCACCACGAGCCATACCTTGAGCATGAGTTTCTGATGTTGGTTTAGGAGTAATAGTTACTCTATTATGAAATAACTTATTCTCCAAAGTTTCTGCCGCTTGTCTTGTTTTTTTAACCTTACCATCCTGGGGATCATTATATCGTTTGAACTGTAACCATTCTGGCAATAGATCAATATCATCTCTAAGGTCCGACAGATTCTTCTTGGTGTTGGCAGACTCTTTACCAAAAAACTTAATCCTAGTGTTCTGAGATGCTATCTGGAAAGCCCATGCTATGGCTGTGGTTAGTGTACCAGTCGTTTTATATGTTTGACGAGGCTCACATAAACAACAGTCAATACCGTTAAGAAAACACCATAAGGTTGCTGCGAGTCCTCGATGTAATTCAAAATTAACAACACCAGCATCTGATCTTATTCTGGCTACTGTTCTAGCATAAAACCATAAATTTTGTTTCATCTCCAACATCAAGGATTCGATTTCAGTTGAAGTGATATTCTTTTTGAAAGGATCGATGTTATCAACATTGGCGAATACATTTTTCGTTTCTAACATGAAGTAATAGTTCTTGACTCCCAGTTGTTTCAATTCCATGGCGGTTCTAATGAAGCTTTGATTCCGTGGTGCAAAATCATAATAACGTTTATTTCCATCTTTATCAGGAATCATTTTAATATCCGACAATGTGATTCACCTCCATTCATATATAATTAATTATTAGGTCTGGACACAGTTGGGATATAACCGTATATTGTCCGATTTATGATGATATATTCTAATCATGACATCGGTTAAGATCTGCCGATTGTTTCCAGCTGGAGGGACGAAATGCGCTGCGGGAGCTCGTGGCGTGAAGGGGTAGCTCCTCAAGTAGTCCTCTATATGTAATGCCGGCCGGGGCGGTTGCCGGGGAACCCTATTAAAAATGGTATGGGATTGCCCCGGTTGCCCGGCGGGCGTATATGTTATTTTTTATTTTTGTAAATGATATATTCTTCTGATATGAAAAACTGAAAGGAGATACTAACATGGCAAATCATCAATTTCCAGATTGGGTATCATCGGGTATCATATTCCGTAACTTCTTTGTTGAAAAGTTTGGAGCTTATGTTCACTGCATATACGATAGGGAGAGGGATCATATATCGTTTGATTACATTCCCAAAGAATCATATACTAAGATTCCACCTAAGGCGAAGGAGAAATTTTCCAAGATATGGTTTAGTTTCGTGAGCTGGTTAAGTGAAGAATTGGGTACTATTCAAATTATATCAAGTTACGCGCATATCCCAATATCTTTAGAAGTAGTAGAAGACATTCGAAGGGACATCAATAAAGCTATCTCGGAATATGAAACTAGAAATCAAATATCATTAAAAGAGATACTTGGAATTTGCTTAGGACATGAACCTTCTGACTTACTCCCTATTCCTAAACTAAAAGCAATGATGAAACAGATAGAGGAGGAAGATAAGAGAAAGGAACCAAACTAAGATGAGAAAAATACTTATAACGCACGGAGATCTTGATGGGGCTGGATGTGAAATCATATTCCGATTGTATTATCCTGACAGAATCAATGCCGCGATAATTCATGGGTATCAAGAAGATATTAATTTAAAGACCAAGCAGATCCTTGGTAATCCAAATATCACACCAAGTGATACGGAGATATACATAGCGGATATATGTCCGGATCGTCCACTGTTAGAGGAGATGAGTAGCCGTGGGTTTACTATTCATCTCCTGGACCATCACCAAACAAACTCCTGGGCTAAAGAAGTTGTAAAGACAGCTGTTGTTTCGGATATGCAATCAGATTCAGGTGCTTCATTACTCAAGGGATACTTAAGCCTGATCAATCATGAATCATCAAATAAAATAGAAACAAAAGAATTAGAAGAATTTATTGATGCTGTACGATCATGGGACACCTGGGATTGGAAACGAAATAATTACTTTGCTCCTAAGCAATTATGCTCCTTATTCTTCATGCTCGGGTATGATAGATTCGTGGCTCACTACTTAGAGAGATTTACAGACTCCAAGTGGCAAGGGGCTCCGTTATTACTCCCAGAACATCTATTCTTCGTAGATGCTAAGATAGAATCAGAGCAAAGAAGTATTGATGAGCTTACCTTGGATAAGGCTATCCAGAAAGAAATCAAAGGATATCATTGTGCCATCTTCTTGGGCATATTTAATATATCCGAGGCATCTTATCAATTTCTCAAGAAACATAGGTTTGATATTGACATAATCATTAATATTAATTTATTAAGGAGGACAATATCATATCGAACATTGAAAGATGACATCGATGTTGCTACCGTATTCGCTGAACCGCTTAACGGCGGTGGACATTCAAAAGCTGCTGGAAGCTCTATTCCGATGGATAAAATAAATCATATTGTCAATTATATTCTAGATGATTCCTCTAAATTACAAAAGAAAAAGAAAGAGAGATTATGAAAGACCATGACGTTATAGAGGTTCTATGTATGATATGTCATGATTCATATCAGGTAAGATATGGAACGTTGAGGAAATACCCAAAAAATTACCAATGGCGTTGTAGTCTGTGTTTAAAAAAACATAGATCCGAAACCATGAAAAATATTCATAATAACCGCACCCCGGAAGAAAAGAAAGTGATCGCCGATAAGAAAAGAATCAGGTATAACCAATTACCTGATGAAGTGAAATTATCCCGTAAAAGAAAAATATCATCAAAAGCAATAGAAGCATTTCACAGACTAAGTGATGATGAGAAAAAAACCAGAATGCAAAATCTAAATGATGGTCGATCTCATTGGTATGATAACCTAACAGAGACTGACTATAAAAATTGGATAGATAGTATTTCCACTGGAATGGATGAAAACGTAAAGAGACTAATAAGCTTAAGGGAAAAGGCCAGATGGGATAACATGTCTGATGATGAAAAACTCCATCGGCTAGAAAAAATTTGGAACGGTGCCCGTCAATATTGGAGCATGTTGTCAAATGGTGAAAAAACCGAAAAGATTAAACAACTTAATTCTGGACTGATTGCCTGGTTGAGTAACCTTAATGACAATGATAAAAAGAAACTAAGCGTTACTCGAAGCCGTAACATGAAAAAATATTGGCAGAGTTTAACACCAGAGGAGAAAAAGTTTAAATTGCAAAAAAATTCAATGTGGTGGAATTCTCTTACTCCAGAAGAGCAAAAACACCGCATAGGAGTACTACATGCTGGAAATAAGAAATTTTGGGATAACATGACCCCAGAGGAATATCATGGTTGGCAAGTGAAAAGAATTACAGGAATTAATCGGTATATGGATAGTTTAGGTTTAGTACCGAATAAGAATGAGGAAGAGTT